CACGTCTGTATCTGCCATGAACCGGCCTTGCGGCGTGCCACCTGATGATTGCGCCCAGTTCGTTGATTTGTACTGGAACCAGATGTTCTGATTGGCTGCAGGAACGGGAATGAACAGAATGGCGTTGCCGCGAATCTGATACTGGTTCCATGGCCCCTGCATCACCATTGCCTTCAACTGCTCCCAGCGAGCCGCAGTCATCGGGCCAAATACGGGGCGGCGCAAATCTCGGTTCCACAACGTATCGTTGACGATCGCCTTGAGACCCGGAAACGTAGTGGCGATGTTTGCCACTTGCGTTTCCGTTGCGACTGTCGTGAAGGTTCCTTCCAGCATACAAGCCTGTGGATCGTATTCCGACAGTTGCCATTCCCCTTCTTTGGTGGAAAGGGCGACAACCTGCTGAATGGCCGGATCGGACGACTGAGCAGCCGTCGTCGGGTTCGGCAGGTTGATTCGCTGGCAAATGTCCTGAATGATCGACAGGCACGTGCCGGCTATAACGGTCTGCTGGACGACGATGGGCATTGTGGTTTCTCAGTAGGCGGCTGTGTGCTATGTGGTGCGGGTTAGTTACCGATGTAGGTCATCGTGGGCGCAGCTGAATACGTCACGACGACGCTTGAGCCTTGCGGCACCGGCACGACAGTGTTCGTTGCTGTTGCAACGGTATTGCCGCCGAGCGTGACGCTGGACACAGTGCCACCAGTCACGAAGACGTTGACCGCGTCCCCGGTGTTGTTCGTGTAGGTGAAGGGACTCGCGCCGACTGTGATCGAGGTGCTGGCAATCGGGTTGTAGCCAAGGTTACCCTTGATGATTTTGTTCGTGCCGGTGCCGCCGTCGTAGATGGAATTATTGATATTCCCTCGTACATCATTGCCCATCAGAACATAGTTATTCGAGGAACCCGGGTTGACGATGATGCCCCGACTTTGCGTATTACCGAATTGCGCTTGCTGGCCGGAGTGCGAGTTCGTTATAGAAAATCCCGAGATGCCCCCGCCGATGTCGAAGCCGGAGTACGTCCCAGACGAAGATTGAGAATTGCCCGAGGCATCACTATCATTAAATTCGACATTTTTAATGTTGGCGGCGTTGGCGGCGTTGAGAAAATAGCCAGACTGCCCGTTATTGAACGAGCGGTGCCCGACGAACCGCACCCCGTCGACAACGCCGACGCCGGCGATATCGACGCCCATCAAGCTATTAGTCGAACTCCAGCTATTGACGAACGTCGCTCCCTTAATCACCGCACTGGCGTTGGCTGGCGCAAGTTTGATGCCGTCGCCCGACGACGTATCGAACGCGCTATTCGACACGAACAGCCACGAAATATAATCGGTCGCCGCTTGCGGGTCGAGCAGCAAGCCGGTGCCGCAATGAATGCCATCGAACGCATCAAGCCACAACGCATTGGTGCTGTTGATGCGCATGCACGCGAGCGGTTGTGAGGCCGACGGATGGTCGGTGACAATGTTCTTGAAAAACTGATCGTTGCCGAGCCCAGTCACGTAAATATCGACACCGGTCGCAGCCACCGTATTGCGGATCTCAAGATCAGTGTAATACTGAATCACCCCGCCACTGATGTTTACACCCTGAAACGCGTTGGTAATTTTAAGGCGGTCTGCAGTAAAGTTTTGAACTCCAGTAACGCACAATGCGCAACCGGCAGTCTGCGTACCGCTAAACGTCAACGTAACGTCACGGATGCCCTGATTCGCTACTGCGTTGAATGGCAGCAGATTGATCGTTGTGTTAGGGCTGGTTATGGTTGTGTTGAAGATACCAGCGCCAGCTATATAAAGCCCTTGGCAAGTGATGTTGGCAATCTGCGTGCCGATCTTATATGTCCCTGCCGGGAAATACAGCGTACCGCCGCCCGCATTGCATACGGCGTTGATCGCAGCTTGAACACCGTTCGAACTATCAGTCGCGCCGGTTGGGTCAACGCCCGTGAAATCAAGTACGCTAACTCTTTCCTGAAACTTGCTCGTCAGCGACCGCGCGCCGCTTCCCGTCCCGCCTTGCAGATACTGCAGCTGGCTCGTCGCGCCAGTTGCGGTTGAGGCGTTGGTCCCGCCGTTCGCGATAGGGATAAGCGACGAACCGAGCAAACCTGTGAGCGCTGCGCTTTGCGTGGCCGCGCCGGTGCCACCGTTGGCGATCGTCAGCGGCGCATCGAGCGTCGACGTGCCGAGCACGTGCAGGTTTTGGACCGGGAACGTCTGCGCGAGCGCCGCGCACGACATTAGCGATGCAACGAATCCAGCGAACATCTTTTTCATACCTGCACCCCTGCAGCGTTGACCCAAATTGCCGGCGAGACCTGTTTGCATTCGATTTCGTAGCCGAGCGTCGTATCGAAATAGAGCTGATAAAGCTTCGGCGGGTTCGGTCGGTTTGCCGTCGAGCCACCGACTCCGACTCCGTTCGCGATCGGATCGGAGAGCAAGATGTCGGAAATCGTCTGCGGCGTGATGCCGGTCCCGCTGAGTTGAAGCGAGTAATGCCCGTCGGCAGCGTAGAAGGCGAACGCGCCGTTCGCGTCGGTCGTAAGCGGGTTGGCTGTGACCGTCACGCCGTTGTCGGCATAGATCGTCGCGTTCGTGCCGAGTGGATAGTTGACGACCAGAACGCTGACACCTTGCAGCGGGCGGCCGTTGCTCGATATGACGTTGTTCTGGTACTTCTGCATGATTACGCAGCCTCCTGCTTCGGCGGCCGACCAGGCCCGCGGCGCTGCTCTGCCGGTTGCCCGAGCGCCATCTGCTCGCGCATTTCTTCAACGACAGCAGTCAGATCCGCCACGCGCTGCTTAAGATCGGCGTTTTCAATAGTCAGCGCTTCTACTTTCATTGCGCTTTCCTTGCCTTCTCCGGTCTTGATGGCAGCTTGCGCGCGAGTTTTCAGCGCACGCGCACCCATGCCGATACGGCCGAGCGCTTCCTCATTTGAGGCGGCGAGTTCCTCGAGCGTACGCACGTTGACCGCCAAGCAGTTCTGGATTTCAGCGGGAGAAAACAGCGTCGTGCACATGCGCAGGGGCGTGCCGTTTTCTGGCAGTTCCTTACCGTCCTTGTACATGTCGTACATCTTGCGGAAGTCGCGCGCCCATTCGTAGTCATACATACCGGTTTGGGCTTGACCTTCGATCTTGGCGAGCCAAGCCTCGGCATGATCTTCGCGCACGTCCTTGCCACCAGAAGGTGTGACGATTACCCAGTCAATGTCTTTGTAGACCTTATGGCCTGCTTCGATCGAAGCTGCTCGATCTTCTGCGGGTCGCGTCTCAAAGCGCACGTGAGGGCGTGGGCCTTTTTCTTGCAGTTGCAGTTCTTGCATAATGCTTTCTCCTTGGGCTTTGTTATTCGCTCTTTCCAAACAGGTGCGCGAGAACGCGCTGGGCGAATTCTTCGGCCTCCATGCTGCCCTGATGCATGACATGCATGATTGAGTGCGGCAGGCCCATCAGCGCATGTTCCAAAGCCAAAAAACGGGCTTCGACGCGCTCTTCGAACGTTTTCGGCGCAACGGCGGCAAGTGCATTTTCAGCCGAGGCAACGGCGTTTGGGTCTTCAGTCGCCACTTCCGGCGCAACAGCAGTATTCGCAGCGACCACAGCATCCGTCGCCGTCGCAGTCGTCGTCTGAGTCTGCGACGTGTCCGCAGACGATACAGCCTCCCCCGATTGGGGCGCTTCGGCGGTCGGAGCTACATCACCCGGCGGCAATTGAGTTTCATCGGTCATGTTTCACCTCAGGCAGAAATGACGGCGATCCAAGTCAGCGCGTCAAGGGGAATGAAAATGGCCGCTTTGCCAGCGGGCACGGAAACAGCTGTGTTGGCGGATCCGCCATTGATGGCGCCTCCAACGTTCGGATAGACCGACAAGGCATTCGCGCCGCCGTTATGCACGGAGATCCATTCGCCAGTATTTGGCGCCGGAAGCAATGCACCTTGGCCAGCGCCTACCGTCGAAAACTGGTTGTGATCTGCGCCCAGTTTCGTCGCGGTCGCTTGAGTCGAGCCAGCGCCAGCCAAACCTTTAGCAGCCGTGCCGCCAAGTGCCTGACGAGTCGCGGCGCCCATTCCAGTGAAATTTGCTGAGTTCGGCATGATTCTTTACCTTCCAAAAAGCGCGGCGCAGACCCGTAGGAATGCGCCGCAAACGCCCCAAGGAGACAGCGGGGTTGGATTAAGTGATCGCGCCTTGCAGGAACGGTCGGTCGATTTCAGCAAAGATGAAGCCGGTGATCGTGCCGGTGATCGTTGCGCTACCGGTTGCGGTAGCTGCAGCGCTCATCGTGATCGTGCGTCCATCCGAGCTGATACCGGCCACAGTGGCGCCACCAGCGATGCCCGTACCGGACAACGTGAGACCCACAAACCAGCCATCGGCATTGTTCACGCGAAGCAGTGTCGAACCATTCACGGTCGAACCGACTTTCGTCGTGGAGAAAGTCGACGGTTGAACCGAAACGGCATTCAACACTTGGCGCCCTGCCGAGTTGGCGTTGACCTGACCACCGGTGGTCGCATCAATACCGAACGTCGTGCCAGCCGCGACCGAAGCCGTAGCTTTGATCGGCACTTGACCGGTGAGCTGAAACCAGCCGAATTGACCTGTGGAAAAGCCCGGTCCCACCGCAACCGCCACACCACGGCCAGTATTGGCGGTGGTCGGAGCAACGGTAGCGAGATAGGAGCCGTCCCATACGACGAGCTGACCCGTCGTAATCGTGGCGTTCGCTTGCAGGTAAATGAACTCCCCGCCGCCGAAATACGGATCGTCTGCTCCGACGATCGCACCCAGCGCATGACGTTGCGTCCCGTCAGGCGTGAAATAGTTGCTAATCGGCTGCGTACCGATCAGGGGATATTGCGATGCTGCTACAGTCATTTTGATACTCCTTGCAAACGCTTTTGCGCGTTGCGAACGTATTTCGAAACGGTTGTCTGGTCGATGCCTAATTGATCCGCGATTTTCTGTTGGCTAAATCCGAGTGCATAAAGCGCTTGTGCTCGCTGGACAACATCAAGTCCAGCCCTCGTATTTCCGACTGCGCGCCCACGCTCAAACATGTCCTGCGTGTTCTTTGCTGCAGTTCCGAGATAAAGGTGATTCGGATTTACGCATTTCCTGTTATCACAGCTATGCAGCACCCATTGATCGCCGGGGTCGCCCGTATAGATCATGTATGCAACTCTGTGCGCCTGGACTTGACGTCCGTCCCACCAGATTTTCCCGTAGCCATCGCGATGAATTGTGGATTGCCACTCATGACAACCACTCTCCATCTTTTTTACTTTCGCCTCAAATCGCGTCTGCAATGAAATTTGCGGATATTTCCCTTTTGGCATCTCCAGGCACTCCTTTTAAAAGCACCATTCAATGATAGGATGAAATATCCGCTTACGCTTTCACTACACTCAACTCTTCATCACACCCTGCAGGAATCGTGCAGAGCAGACGAGGTTGCCTTGCCAAAGAATCGGCATCACGATCGCATCTTGGTTCACCGAACGCAGTTCCTCCGGCATATCCATGTTGGCGTCACGATGGACAACCATTTCGAGGAAATCCGTGTTGAGGAAATACGCGTGTTGAGCCGGGATGCCGCCCGAGGAATCGAAGAACACGTCGGCGGTCTTGTACTTCATGGAGACCATACCGCCCTTGCCGTCGTCTTCAGGCGCGTAGCGCTTCAGGCTCGTCTGCGACTGTTCGTAGAACGCGAAGTAGTCGTCCGACATCACGATGAGGTCGGGCGAATCCGCGCCACGAGTCAGCTTGATCCACAGGTTGAGCATCAGCGATTCGATCGTGCTTGCGCTCGGCGTGATGGCACCACCGCCTTGGATCGGCGCAGCAGCCGATTGCACGAGGTTTTGCCAGAAGGCCCATGTGGAGGCGTTGATACCACCCACAGTGCCTACACCCGAATCGGCAACGATCGCCTGCAGCCCGTTGATCTGGTTGCTGGCAGTACCGTCCGAATAAACGTCAGCCGACAAGCCATTCGCAAACGAGCGTTGCGCGTTCGTGATCTTGGACTTGGTGAAGTTGATGATGCGTTGCGCGCCGGAGTTGGTGCGCAGTTCAAGACCTGAGGCGGCGACGTTCACCGCAGCTTGGCGCCACGGATATTCCGCCGCAGTCAGCACGTCAACGGCGTTGATGTTCAGAACATCGTAGCCGCTGTATCGCTGATAGGTCGAGTTGGCCTGGTAATCCAGGGGGCACACGATAGACAGGCCGCCGTCTTCGAGTCGCACGCGGCCCTTCGACGCAATGCGGCGATACAGGGCGTTGTGCTTGGAAACGTTGTCGGCAACCGTCTTCTTGTGGTTGCGATAAGTGGTCGATACCAGTTCGGTGAAAGCGTTGAACAGGCTCGACTGACCGGGAGATGCCATGATTGGCTCCTATTCAGTTGATGAGTCCTTGCTCTCGCGCTACGCGCTCAAGCGTCTGCTCCATGGTCTCGTTGGCGGGCGCTTGGGAGCCGCTTGTACGGCCGTTGGGCCGAACGTTGTTCGCTCCTGCGCGCTTTGCCTTCGCGACCTGCGCTTTCCGCTGTGCGTCCCACTCTTGCTGCTGTTGAGCGAGCCAAATCTGGTACGTCTGCGGGTTTTGCCGCATCGCCATTTCATAAGCGTCTTCAAGGTTCTTCGCCAAGCCGTTCTGAAGCAGAACAGCCATGTCTTTCTGAAGAAGCCCGAAGTGCTCGTGATCTGGATTTGCGGCGAATGCAGCAATCTCACTGTCGATTGCGGAGTGCTCCGCAGTCACAGCTTGCTGCTGCGATTGAAATTGCTGTTGTTGCAACTGATCAACCCGCTGCTGCAGAGCTTGCAGACGCGGGTCGACCGGGTTTTGTTGTTGCCAAACCTGTTCACCGGCAACTTGTTGGATGCCATTGGCGATAGTCTGCAGATCCATGCCATAACTGTTGGCGACCTGCAGCCAAAGGCTCAGCTTTTGCTGCGGCGAACCGTAGCGTAATTGGTGATCTGTCTTCAGCAGTTCATTGACGGCCGCTTGAGGCGAAACCCCGAAGCTTTGGATGGTCGCCATGTACGGCTGCACCGTGCGATCCCATTCCTGAGCGGTTTGCGCGCCGGTCTTGTACTGCTCAATACCTTTGTGAAAATCGTTTTCGCGGCGTTCAATCTCCGCACGCGCCAACGGAGGCAACTTTTCCCACTCAGCCAGCGCGGCCTTCTTCCAGGGCGGCTTAAATGCGTTTGGCTCGGGGTCTTGCGGTTCCGGCTCGGTTTCAGTCGGCTCGGTCTCAGTGGGCTCGACCGGATCCGGTTCGGGATCCGTTGCATCATTGATGATCGGGTCTACCGGATCAGAAGGTTCTTGATCAGCAGGTTGCGGCGCCTCGAAATCACCTTCCTGCCCACGCGCCGAAATGGCTGCCCAGGTATCTCGTAGGGTGTCGTCAATCGTCACTTCATCAGCCATTTCCTGCTCCTTGGGCAATAAAAAAGCCGCTCATTGGCGGCTTCGTTTTCTTGATCTGGTTTTGACTCATAACTGCGCAAGCGCTCGTTGATGCTCGGCACTCATGCCGTTGTAAACATCAGCAACGCCTTGCTCGATCACGCGCTCGAATTTGTGATCAACCTCGTTTGCGCGCCTTTCGGCTTCTTTCTTCTCGGCTTCCATGCCTTCCCACGGGCGGCAGTTTGAGCGTTTCAGATCTTCCATGCGGGCGCGGCGCCCTTCAATCCAACGCCCATCAATCGGGGACTGATAGCCAGGCAGATCGGTCTGCACGGCAGGGGCTTCGACAATGCGCTGCATTACGCCTTGGCAGCATGTCGGCAGGTTTTCGTCACGCTTGCTGACATGGCGGAAAATCGTTTCTTTGCGCCCGCATGCGCATTGGCAGGTGTAGATCGGCATTTCAGTTCTCCGAACCGGCCCGAGCAGCGCTGATCTGCGCCGCATCCAACTGCGCACCAGCGGCGATTTCTGCCACCTCTACGGCGCGCTGATTGTTCATTGCTGCGATAGCCAACTGAATCTGTCCAGCAAACTCCACTTTCATGCGCTCAAGCAACGCATCGTTTTGCATGCGCATCTGCTCAAGCATCGCTTCGTTATGCGCTTGCATAGCATTGCGGCGCGCTTCAAGTTCGATTTCTTGCTGGGCCTGCAATGCCTGTGCGTGCTGCTCTGCATAAGCGGTTTGCGCTTGAATCTGTGCTTTTTCGCGCTCCGCCTGAACGCTGGCTTGAATCTCGGCCATCTTCCCTTGCTGGCGCATTTGCTCAACCCGCAACGGAATTTGTGCTTTGGCCTGTTCAGCCTGCGCCTTAGGATCGGGCTGTGGCTGCGGCGCCTGCATCTGGTCGATCGCGTCTTCGAGCTGCGAACCCATGCGGAACTTGCGCGCTGTCGCCAGTAGCATTTCCTTGGCAGCAGGAAATGGCAGCACTTGCGACTGCACCATCGGCCACAGCTCTTTCACGACATTGGTAACAGCCGAAAAGGCTGCGGCCATATCTTGAATGTCTTCCTGCTGTGCCGCTGCGATGGTCGAATCTGTCTCAATGTCGACACGGAACGTACGCTGGGCGTCGTTTTCCATCGCTTTTTTCACGTCTTCCCACGTTGTGGGCTTAGGCGGAAGCGGCGGTACGTTCTGGCCCTGCATCTTTGCCGTGATCGCCATCTGCATCTGCTGATACCGGATCGGCATCACTTGCGCATCGGTCGGCAATTGCAGCTGCGTCATCTGCTTGAGCGTGTCAATCGAGAAACGCTCGCAGATCACCTCGGCCTGCAGGACAAACAGATCGCGGATATAGCGCTGCACCTCGCGCTGACGTGGGCTGACGCGCGTTTTACCGAAAGCGACCTTCAGATCCTGGGCGCCCTTCGTTTCCTGCGCGTCCGTCGAGCCGCGCATGATGTCGGCAATGCCGGTCAGCTCGTAAATCACCTGCTTGCACTGCTCGCGTTGCTCGAACAGCGATTGCACAACCTTGATGATTTGGTCGATCGGCGCGAACCAGATCGCCTTATCAATTCCGCCTGCCTCGTACAGCTGCTTGATCGACTTATCAGCCGGTATCAGGTCGTTGTCTTCGCCTCGGAACAGTTCGGCCACCTGATCGCCCAAGGACGGATCGTAGATGGCTCGTGCCTTTAGGGCGGCATGCAACTTGTTGATGCGCGTGGAGATGCGGTCGAGTTCTTCGGCCTGCTCCTTGTACTGGTCGTACAGGGGAGTGGGCTCGAACGTGTCCGAATCCTTGATCGCATACAGGGGGCGCGGGATCGGGAAAAACGAACTCAGCGAAAGAGGATCGCTCTCGACCTTCAACGGGCTGAATAGGTATGTCTCGCACAACCAAATAACCGTGCGCGTATCCTTGTCCCAGATTTCCCAGACTTTGGCCGTTTTAAACAGCTGCGCTGTATCTTCGTCCGTGATGCGCTGCATGTCGGCATCAGGCGGACCGCCGCTCAGCTCAATGGCATTGCCGATCTGCTCTCCAAATCGCTTTACCAGCTCATCACGCGTCAAATCGTGCTCAAACGCCCACCACGGGATTTCCTTGAACGATCGGCCTGGCCCGCAGAGGTACTTATCCCATTTGACGTGCTCGATAGGCGCCGTTTCCCAGGCCAATTCCTCGTTCTGCTCGCCTTCTTGAGCTTCGTGCGCTAGGTCGGTTTCCTCATCCTCAATGCCCGTTTCCTGTGTGTCGCCCACCTGCACCAAGTCAGGCACATAGCGCACACGCGAGACGGAGCGGCCGACCAGCAGCATGTCCAAAACATCTGCTTTGATCTCGGTGTCAAAGTCCGTAGTTTCGGCGTTGAACGTCAGCGCACGATTGATGGCCTCCGAAACAGCCTTCCCGAGCGGGTCATTCTGCGCAAACCGGCGCCGCGTGTCGGGCGTCGGCAATGTGTTGTACAGCAGCGGGTCAAGGATGTCCGTGACGATGAACAGCGCGTTGTAGCTGTTTTTTTTCCGTGACACGCTGGTGCCGTGATAGATGTCCCACAGCTTTTTGGCCTTGTCTCGCCATGGCTTCATGCGCTTGCGCGCCAGAGACAGCTCTACCGACCAGCGGCGGACTTGCGCCGTCGCGCCGTTGCCGAAATCCTTCGGCGTATCGACGCTGTTGATGGTCGTGGTGTCGACGTCAGCCATTTACGCGAGACCGATTAGAAGGGTGGCAGTCGTGCCTGTGGCAAGAACTTGCGAAACCTCTACGGGTAGCACAGTGCCCACAGGCGGCGCAGTGAAAGTGACCGTATTTCCGCCCAAGGTCTTTACTGCCACATTGCCAGCGCCGCCGACATAGATGGCTCGGTATTGTTGAGCGGCTGAATCGCTAGGCGTAATCGCCACGGCAGTCTGGTAAGTCGCAAAGTTGAGCTGCATATCAGGCGTCCTCCGCCATGCGTTTTGCGCGCTGGCGTGCAATGAGTTGGTCGATGCTCAGATCAAGCGGATATTTCGGGGGCGGAGGCTTCGGCGCCGTCACCTTCTCGGCCTCATACGCCACGGCCAGCATGCGGAATGCATCAGCCGGATTCGAGCACCAGTTGTGCAGCGGGTGATCGCGGAAAACCTTGTGTTTTTCGTCGTATTCGCGCTGGTATTGCGACAACGCTTCAATGCCGGTGAAACCAGCGGAGTCGTCCGTATTGCATGACGTATCGAACCAGCAACGCGGCAGCATCCGGCGCACCGCCTGAATGCCATCCTGCACGCCAATATCCGGCACGATGTCCACGTGATCCCAGCCCACACCGGCTATTCGGTTGCCTTCACGGTCCTCGGTGCCATCAACAATCTGCTCTTGCACGCTGCGATTGCTGGCCAGCGTCTTGGCCTTGGCGTCGTGCGGCAGGTAGAGCTTGCCGAGCTTCGGATTGCCATGCTGCTGCAGCCAATCACGCACCCACTTAAGGTAAAACGCGACGTCGTTGCCGTTGCTGCTGTGGAATCCGCACACATGCACAGCCTTCCACGGCACCTGAAACGCCCAGATGCTCGTGTCATCTGAGCGGCCCAGGTCGAACGCAAAATGCACCGGAAGCGCCGAATCCACCTTCACATCGGTGATGCGCTTCTCGGCCTTAACCTGCGTGATCCAAGCCGTGTAATACGCACCAAGAATCGCTGCCTCGAAACTGCAGTGATATTCCTGATCGAACATTGATTGACCGAAATCCGCGCCGTACTCGTCAATCAGCGCCAGCCGTTCCTGTTCCAATGCTTGCGCGTTGAAGATGCCCGTATCAGCCACAGTGGACACGTCAGCAAAAGCGCCTGGCATTTTCTGCGCGGCTTTCAGCATCCGCTCAGCGTGGTTGTGCCCCCGAGGCGTCGTGATAAAGCACGCCCAACCGCCGTTTTCCAGCATGATCGGGCGCACATACGCCCACGCTGCTGGGTTGGCCAGTGCCCATTCCGAGAACACGACGCCAGCAGGCGACGAACCCACCAGCGTGTTGTAACGATCGGATCCGCCCACTTGCCAGGTCGAGCCGTTCAAAAATTCGATGAACATCTCCTGCTCGCGCGTGGTCTTTCGCAGAGCCAGCGGAAAAGCCTCATCGATCCGACGCATCCCCGTGTGAGGGTTGACCGCCGTCCAGATGGCTTTACGTGCGTGGGCAGCTTCGGGCAGCAAATGCCAGTAGGCGCCTGCTCGCTGAAACGCCGCTACAGACGTCCAGCGCAGCGCAATGTCGTCCTTACCCCAGCGGCGATGCGCTATCTGGTACGCATAGCGTCCACCACCTTCGAGGTAGTTCCAGATCCGGCGCTGGTGAGTACGAGGTTGCCAGCCATGCGCCGGGAGCTGGATCTTAGTCACTGCTCCCCGTGCCGAAACGGACGATTTCGACTGTCAAGCCAACTTCGCCTGTGTGCTCGGCCTTTACTTCCTTGGGCAGAATGCGTGGGTAGATCGTTGACCAGAAAATGCGCTCATTCGTCTTGTCCGATTGAGCCCAAGCCAGCATCCCGTCAGCACCGCCAAGACCCTCGGCAACAAGCTGAATCGCCTCGCGCGCGTCCTGAGTGGTTTTGTTAGGCGTGCCTTTCTTGCGACCCCCCCTACGTTCACCGGGAGATGCGCCGCGAGCCATTTTTACTATCCTTTACTACTTTAGTAACCGCCACTGCCCTTGTAGCTGGCAAGCCGAGCGCCCACCTTCTTCGGGTCATGCTTGGCCGTCTTCTTGTCAAACACCTTGTTGGCCTTCGCGTCGATCTTGGCTTTCTCGTCTGGCGACATACGCCCAGCATTCACGGCCTGAGTGGCGCGCGCTTTCGCATTGGCTGCGTGACTAGCATCCGGCACGGGGTACGAGTGATCCGGGCCAGCGAACTTGCTTGCGGGCAGCTTGTCGCGCTGTGCGCTGCTCAGTTTCGCCATGACGGGCTCCAGAAATGCAAAAACCCGCCGTAGCGGGTTGGGACAGAAAAAAGCAAAAAGCCTACGAGCTTTCACCTAGCGGGCTTTTTTTGGGCGAACTACGCCCCACGGAAAGAGTATCTGAAATTACTTTTCAAAAGTCAAGGCCTACCATTCAACACCACGCTTCCTCAGCTTCGGCTCAATCTCAGCCTTGGCCAACGCGTACATCTCCGGCTGACGTTCGCCCGCACGGGGATTGCGCCACACCTTTGGCCCCAGCCGATTGCGCTGCTCAATTCGTATAGCCAGCGCCAAATCTGACATCAGCTCATCCACGCACGCCGTTATGGTCGGCATCTGGTACGCAGCCACCTGGCGTTCTAGGATCTCGGCTGTACTTTCGTATTGGCGGCTCGTCTGCGCCTTGGAAAAGCTCTTGTCTTGGTTGCTGTAGCCTTCGGAACTGGTGTAACCGATTTCCCACAAAAACCAGTCATACAACAAATCATCAATGCCGTCATATGCGTATGAATCCAGCGCAGATGGTCGAACAGTCGGTTTGGAAGGGGTTGCGGTGTATGCCATCACATTCCTTACAAGCAGGTGCCGTCAGCAAATTCACCAAAGCCGCGTGATTTCTCTCCGCATTGGTGCAGATAGGATTTGCCATTCCAAGCCTGCGATGCCCGGACCTTCCAAGCTTTCAGTAGTTCGCTGAAGTCGTAGCGGTCAACATCGTTTTTGAGCGGCACGTAGGGAAGATCCGTGCGCTTATAGAGCAAGGTGTTGCCGCAAAAGCTCTTTCGAGGTGCGGGCATCTTCTTGATCAGCCCCCGCTTAGCCATGACACTGAGAGTTTCGCGGACGGACGAACGCGAACGGTTCATGCCTTGCGCAACCTCATCGCACGTGACAACTTCCTTGCCGAGCTGGTCGATGTACTCACAGACTGCTTTCACGCTTGCTTCTGCAATGGTCATTTCGTCACCCCGATAAGGCCCCGTTCCATCAGTTGCACGTAAGTGCGCGTGATGCACTCAAAATGCATTGCCCGACGCTGCTCCTTGGTCATGTCTTTGCCCTGATCCAATGCGGCATGGCATGCAGGACACAAGCTCATGATTGCCGCGTCGCTGGCCTTGGTTCCCATGCCTTTACCGAACTCTTGCAGGTTGGCGTGCGCAGCTTGCACACCATGCGCCCCACAGTTCACGCAGCACAGTTCGTGGACGACTCCCAGTAGGTCACGGTTTCGGTAAGTCACGAATCCTCCAGCCCACACAGGAAATCAAGACTGCAATCCAACTCCTGCGCCAAGCCGACCAGGCTGCGCAGCACCGGCTGAATTTGCCCAGTCTCGTAACGGCCGATCTCGGACTGGCAAATGCCCACACGCCCAGCCAGATCCCTTTGCGTCATCCCGCGCTCTTCTCTGGCTTGCTTCAGGCGCTTTGCAAATACGTTTTCCATGACTACCTCCCAGCCAACCTAACGCGGTCATTCCATGGGCATTGCGAGCGGGAATGGCCGTAGCCGCCGCACACGGAACACCAGTCGTAATGACTCATATCCGCCTCCTAACTCACATCCCTAACTTGCTTGATCGGCAAGACGCTCTTTCAGCGCATAGCCCATAAGCGGCCAGATCTTTTGTACAGCGTTCTGTCGCGCGATCTTGCGGCCGACCTCGGCGTCGAAGTTCTCCGACGATGCGCAGGCTGACTCGCCAGTCACGACGAAGCCGTTTTCCAGCACCAGAACGCAGAGCGTCAGCATTTCAAGTGCTGTGCTATAAGCCGGATAGGCTTGGTCAGAATTCGCCACGCCCTCATCAGCCGTGAAGTAGTACTCCTCGGCAATGTTCGCCTCGATATCAGACGGCGTGACGCGCGGTGCGGTCTTGCCCTTGGCGATGATCTCCGCCTCGATGCCAGCGTCGTCCGTGCGCGGCGATTGAATGTTGCGCATATCCTTCTCCTTAAGAAACATCCCTAACAACGACTTCCCACCGGCCTTTGGCATTCTTCTTCCACCCGTGGCAGAGAATTCGCCATCCAGCCTCCCTTACTGCGTCTACGTTCTCGTGCTCGGCTATCTTCTTCACTCGGGCCGATAGGTTTGAGTAGCTCGTTGTTTGCACGCCTACCGTTTCACCGGGCTTGATTGCCACCAGATCCAGAAAGCCCCACATATCTACCCTGATTCGCGCGAAAGAATTCCAGTGCTCAACAATCCAAACCTTGTACCCCTGCGACTCCAATAGGGCTTTGCTGCGCTGGGTGGGCGAAGTCACCGCAAGACCTCCAGCGCCCAGCGACCTATGCGCACTACCTTTCGGTAACCATTACGCTCAGAGAAAAGCACCGGCAGATCTCGTTGGATAGAAAGGCCGCGCCCCAATACCCTGAAGTACATGCCCCATCGGTAGTAGCAAATGAACGTGTTCTTCATGCTTCCTCCGGCGCCCTAAGCGCTTCTTGATCTGTATTTCCCAACAGACCCGCAGCACGAGTCCACGTGTCAACGTGCTGCGGTACTTGAATATGCGCCTCGATTGGTTGCGCCTTTTGCGTTGCTTCACGAAACAATGTGCTTCGCAGCCGCTGCACCCATAGGCCCAGGTATTCGCTTTCGTCTCGTTCAACGATGCGCTCAACGCGCTCGCCTGTATGACGGTCGGGGTAGGAGTGATCGAGCTTGCGGACTTGCGGCGCCAAGTCGGGGCGACCAATGCGCTCCATGTATTCGCCAGCGCGCCGCGCCTGATCAGGCCCGCGCAGATTCATCGCCCAATGACAGGCGCGCACAAGACGGATGTTCTCGCGCAGGCGCTGCGTAATGTCTTGCCAGTCTTGCGGTGCGCTCATCGCATGACAGTCACAAAGCCATTCTTCGCCAGACTTGATTCCGGCCCACATCGGGCAGCCAAAAGCGAAGCACTGTCCGGGCTTCCCAACTGCTGGCGCATTCGCCGGAGTTCTGTCCATCGTCATGCTGTTGCCCTTCCTTGTGCTGACGCCATTGCGGTTTGAATACGCCCGATGTACTCGTGTCTGCTTTCACCCATTCGCGGACCGCCCGCGCCGAATCTGCGCCCCTCTGTCTCAAGTTGCGGATCCGTCATCGCGTGCAACGGTGGCGAACGCTGGGCCTGCGGCTTGGCTTCTGACTGCACCCACGCGGCCTCAAATCCTTGCCAACCGCGCGCCAGGCATTTCGCGATCGCGTCTTGCAAGGACCAGCCTGCTTTCTCGGCTTCGTCCTTGATGCCTTCCCAAGCCTTGGGCGTCAGGGGTGCGCGCTTCTTGGCCCGCAGGGCAAGAAATTCGACGGCGGTTTCCTCGTCAACGCCTTCGGCAACAAGATCCGACGATGAGAGCGCGGCAACGCGCGCTGTCTTTTGTTTTTGTTCTTTCTTATCTTCTTTATTCTTATCTTCTTTAGGTAACGAAGAACTAACGCCATCAGCGTTACCTTGACCGTTACCATCAGCGTTAGCTTTGTGTTTAGCCACGCGTTTTGCGGTGAGAGCCCGACTTTTTGCCGTCTCTCCGTTGTGCCGCTCAAAGTTTGGGAGTGAAACTCCATCGCCCGAGACGATCAGCCACCCAACTTTTGCCATTGCGTTGGCGAATCCGGTAACGCCAGCGATACGATCTAGTAACGCAGCGCTAACGCCAGGAGCGTTACCTTCAAGTGTCTGCTGATCGAACCAACGCCATACGCGCAACAGCTTTCCAACGGTCAGGTCTGGATCGTCCCAGCCCATCGCAACCGTCAAAGCCAATACCTCCGGCTTCTCCGGCGTATCGACTTCGAACTTGATCCAGTTACCGGCCACAGCGTTACCTCACACCCGCACAATCTTCCAAGTCTTGAGCGTCTTGCCATTGACGCACTTCGTGCCCTCTACGAGCTTTTCGTTGGCTCGCAGATAGCCGTAATCCACTGCCTCGCGTAGGCGCTTCCACACGCATGTCGAGCCGACTGCGACGGCAAGCTCAAACGTGGTCATTGCCTTGATGCGTAGGGCGGTGCAGATTCGGTCGTACTGAGTTTTCTTCATGGATGCCTCACTTCGCGGAGTAGTACGGCGTCAACTCAGTGACGGCGTTTTGCAGCTTCGTCAGAGTTGGGCTTTTGCTCTCTGCGAGTTTTCGAGCTCCAACAGCTGCTTTCTTCCATGCGACCGCTTTTTGATATGAACCAGCCAGGACGGATGGTGGGCAGCGGTCAGTTAGGCTTAGGAGTTGAGTGCGTAGTGCTGCGATCTGACGCTTCTCTTCCTCGATCTGCTCAGGGCTCTTAGCTAGCCTTTCCATGGCCGTAACCCTCCCGCTTCACTTGCTGCAAAAATTCGATGACGCGCGGAAGAAGATCGAGCGCCGCATGCACTTCTTGCTGCCTGTCATCCAGATCGAACAATTCCCGATGCCCATGCGTTTCGCGCTCGGCCATCTGAAGGTCAAATAGAAGGTTCTCCAGAATCATTCAGTCCTCCCGATCAGCAGCTTCCGAAGAAGCCGGTTCTCTTCCTCGACTCGCTGCGCCTTCTCGCGCTCAATACGGAGCAGGCGCTGTGTCTCCGTTTCCTTCGGGGTCAAGCTGTAGCCCATGCGGTCAGCCAACCAGATCAGCGGCACTTCGTTCTGCATGACATTCATCCACTTGATGAGGTTGTCCTGCGGAAAGTTGTTGGTGCCTGACTTGATGCGCGACCACGTTGCCGTGTCATTGACAGGTGAGCCCTTGCCGCAGATTTCCTTGTCATCCAAACCAGCCAACGTCTGCGACAGAATCAGCGCCGCTGTCATGCTCGGCTGACGGGAAACCAGCGCCACGTCTACGTCTTGCATTTCGGCTTTCAGGGATAGATCAAGCTGGGACATGGCAATTGATTCGTGTTGATCGATCGAAAAGGCTAAAAAAGAGGCGTGCGACGGGCACGCCAAAAGGGGGGATGTCAGGCAGCAGCTTCAGATGTCTGGTGCCGCAGATAGGACCAATCAACTTCATCGTTGAGGTCTTCGCAGCGAACCTTCCCATTGGTGAGGCGCTCGATCGTCGGGCAGTGCTCGGCAGGAACCTTGCGCCCGCTTTCCTTCCATTGGCCGACAGCGGACTTGGTGACGCCAAGTGCTCGGCCCAGGGCGGCTTGGGAGCCAACGATGGATGCGGCAACGTCAATGGGGTGGTCTTTCATGGCTCGCGCTCATAGGTACATTTGGCCAAAGTATAGAAAATCTGGAATCAATGGTCAAGAAACTATTGCCCCGCGCGGTATAGCGATTCTTTACCCTCCGGGCATGGAACTGAAAGACTGGGTGCGCACTGCGCGCGGACTGAAAAAACTCACTCAGGCACAGCTAGGGGAGGCTCTTG